TAGCAACCTACCAGGGGATAGGAGAGATTAAACTCCTCCTATCGGTGTATCCAATTACGCCCATTAAACTGCTTTTACAGTTCAACTAACGTCTGAGTTAAAGTCTCAGCATGGATGTAAGGGTGGGTCTAGCTCTCTAGTTTGTAGAGAAGCAAACACAACCTCGGATGATAACATCAAAATAAATGAACCCAATGAATTCATTTATGATAATGTACGTCATAAATTTATACATAAACTATGTGAAAGTGTAAGAAACACTCACATTATAATTACGCAGAAATTAAATAACAACATCCCTTCTTTAAAACAATATATAACAATTCTTAGTGAATTAACATCAGAAATGTCAATAATCGACATATATAAATTATTTAAAAAATTATCTACTGAACCAACTAGAAAGTATGATATAGAATCACAATCACTAAATGATAAAGAAGAAGAAGTTTACAAAAAACTTATACTAGGTCCAAAATCGTCGCTAAAACATTATATAAAGCGAAAAATAAAACAATTCCGACACGCTTTTCAACTCTCTCAATTTAAGAGATTCTTTCCTAGAATCCTTCCAAAAGATGTTCTTCTTTACGAAGAAGAACAATATGGGAAGGATTTAAAAGAAAAGAAAAGAACTAATAGAGACTTATTATCTTATATAGAACTTGAAACAAGAAAATATTTCAAAAACTTTAAATCAAATAATACTTCATTAGGAACATCAACCAAATCATGTGTCGAAGGAAAACAAAATTATATATATACTATTGGGGATAAATTACAACCCCATACTCATGAGGAAATTCAAAATTATATGAGAGACTGTGATGTCCTCAAAGAGAATCTTAGAACTTCCTGCAAAACCAATTCCTCATGTTACTACCAACAAGTAGTTGAACCATTAAAAATTAGATCCCTTACAAAAATGAATGCAGCTCATCAAATCCTACACGGATTACAAGTAGACCTTAAGTCTTATCTTGATAAAGATCCATGTTTTTCACTTACTAATAATCCTTCTGTTATCATTGCATGTTCAAAGAACAACAACTTACAGAAAGAAGATGATACAGAAAAATTAGATAAATTCTTAAATAGAACCCCCCAATTATTCTTTACCTCTGGAGATTACTCCTCAGCTACCGATACCATTCATTCAGATGCAATTCATGCCTTTTTAAGAGGCATTCGTCAATATTTATCCGAAGATAATTATCAATTATTACATCAGTCCTTTACAAATTATAGTATATATATAGAAATAAAAAACAAAAAAGATGACGAATTATTTACAACAGAAAGAGAAATCAAGCATTTATTCAACCAAAACAATGGTCAACTTATGGGATCAATAACATCTTTCCCAATTTTATGCATTTTAAATAAATTTCTCTATCAATACACACAAGAACAATCAAATGAACCTAGTTCTCAACCCATTATAAATGGAGATGATATCCTATTTCGGTCCACACTCGAATTTCATAAACAATGGCGAGATAATCTTAGTCTAATTGGATTTAGACCATCACCTGGTAAGAACTTAATTCACCAGTATAATTTTACAATTAATTCTCGACCTTTTGTATACAATAATAAAATTATTACACCATTAAATTTCATCAATGGCAAAGAATTTCAAATCTATAAAAATTTAAGTGAGTATATTCTTGCTTTACAAAAAAATAGAATCAAAAATAATGAAATTCAAAACCTTCATTTCCTTAAGAAATTAGGTTTATCCTTATCGTCATCTATGTATACAAAAAAACAAACAAAATACATATTTACATCTTCTCCCCCTACCTTAGGTGGTTTCTCATTCCCAAATCAAATCAAAAAGATTTCAAAATATCAAACTGCATATCAACATTGGTATGTTAATAGACAAAAAATATCCCTAGACCCCATCAATCAATTTTTAAAGAGAAACTATTATCCAACCTTTTGGTCAAATAATCTAAAAGAGAAAGAAAACGAAATAAGATTCAACAAAAACATGATATCTAAACATCTCCATAAATCACCATTCAAAGAATGGGATTATGAGCCTGGATCCACTAATATCGGACTAAATGTCCTGGATCTACAGAAGTATTACAAATCTGCAAATTTTATACCAAAACATTCAGAATTCATCCCTAATCAAAGACCTTATACCTACACAGGCATAAATATCTATTATAAGGAACAAGAAATATCCGAGAGTTGTGCGTCTAGTCTCCAAAAGTACTAGTCGACCCACCGATAAGAAGTAGAGAAAATAATAAAGAATAAAGGTCACGCCATGATATGGCATGAAGATCGTTACCAATGATTCAAAGGAATACATTACTCCTTGATATGGATCACGAACCTTCATAATTTAAATATTCTTTCCAACCTATCTCC